TACATTTTAATGCTATGCAAAATGCACTTCACTATGATGACTCTTATAAGGTGATCTTTTTTTCCCCTGATTCACAGGAAGCAAAGGCACTTAGTAAAACTGCAGATGACTTTGATGATACAGATTATGACTCTTTATTTAAGGTTCTTTATCCTGGAAAGGAAAATAAAAATTTTCAAACAATAGGCGCGGATAACCAACTCAACAATCCATTGGCTCCCACAGTCAACTCTTCCGAATCCACATCTTCTCAACTGTTAGATACCAATACTTCAAAAGTAACACAAACAACAGAAAATTCACAACCAGTTAAATCAGCAGACGAAATACTTAACGAAAAAAGAACAGCGGCTCATGAAGCAAGGTTAAAAAGCAATCCAAAATATGCTTCTTTAACTAACATAGATGATGAAAGTTCTACTATTAACTCAGATGGAAGTCTTGCTAGGATGGTTTTTGATAAAGCTATAGGAACAAAAACTGGGAAGCAAGTAGCTATGCTTAGAGAAGAACTTATAGGTGCAGCGAGAAATGAAAATCCGGAAACAGTTAATCAAAGAATAGACTTTTATAAGAATCAAGGAGCTATAGACGATAAGGAAGCAGAACCTTTAAAAGCTTTTTTTAATTCAACTTTTGATAATATGGATGAACAGGGTGTTGAAGGTTGGTTTCAGCAATATAACAAGAATTTACGACAGGAAATAACACCTGGGAACAATATGACACCTAGACAAGCAAGACTTTCTGTAAATCAAGAAATGAATAATAAAAAAGAAGGTTTTTTTTCTAGTAACTCGGAAGATAATTTTAGAAATTTTGCTGGTAGAGCTATTGCTGGCGGTATGTTAGGTGCTGCAATAGGTTCAGTAACTGATGACAATCCTGAAGCTGGTTTTGTTGCGGGGGTTGTAGGTGCAAGCGTTGGTAAAAACATAGCAGGTATGTTAAGAAATAATACAGATATGTTTGAAGGAAAAATGATTAACAGTTTATTAAAAGACACTGCTAAAGGCAAAACCAGACCACAACAATTAGAAGCTGTTGAAGAATTAGATGACGAAGCACTTGATTTTATGGATAAAATGTATAAAGATAAATTAACAAATAACTTTGGTACAAAAAATATGTTTGAAAATTCTGCATTAACTAGTAGTAGAAGTATGACTTTAGGTGGCGCAGCACTTGCTGGCGTTGCGTTTACTCCAAAGAAAAGAGATCATCGAAGAGGCTTTAATGCTAACAGAGGCAACAGAATATGAGTTTAAATCTTTTAGATAATAATTTTAATCCAATATCCGAATTCAAAACTACACATAATGGTTACACCGGTGGCAGTTATGAATTTAAATTCTTTTTACAAAATGATAATAGCAATGCATATTATACAAATATAAAAGTGATTCCTGTTTTTCCTGATTTAATTTCTAATAATATTCTAACTGAATCAGGTTGGTCTATAAAAATCAAACAAACAGAAATACAACCCACTGAATTTGAATGGGATAAGGTTTTTATTAATCAAGAAACCGTAGTTACATCTTTAAACGATCTAAATCCACTTCCTTTTTGGGTTAGAGTTTTTTGTCCTGGATTAACTGCATCTCAAATTAAAACTAATATTTCTTTGAAACTTCAATATATTGAAAGACTTAATCAATAATGAAAGATCTTTTTGACAAAATATATAAAAACGAATTAGATATAAATTATGGATCCTTGTTAAAGCAAGGAGCCAAAAAGATAATGCTTGCTTCTCAAGAAGAAATCACTGAAGTTAGCGAATCAGAAATTGAACAGATATTAATTGATTCTAGAAATGATGTAAGTCGACCTTTTTCTGAATTAGAAGTTCGAAAAGCAAATAAATTTCTTGAGGATTTAAAAAAAGAAGTACCTGTAATAAAAGACCAATTATATAGATTTAAATCTATATTACATGATAATATATCACAGCAAACTGATAAATTTGCTTTAGATATTAGCAAAAGTGAAACTTTAAAAAAAGCTTCCGTAGAGGTTTTTAACTCTAATAAAACTAAAATATCTTATGAAGATTATATAACTTTATTAGAGTTAAAAAAACAAATGGAAATAGATGAACAAACAAATTTATTGCTAGAGGAAGAAAATGCCATTTTTGAGTAACTTAAACAGAGGAGAAACTTTAGACAGTGCTTCTGACGACAATGTTAATGAAGAACAATATCAAAAGTTATTTAAAAAAATTGCTAGGGATTTTTTAACAAAAGAAGATTTTAGACAAATCTTATCAGAAGTTTTAAGTCAATTAGCTATTAGCAATCCTACTGCATTCGTTTCTATTTCTTCTTCTTTAAACAGTTTAGATGATCAAAATGGAGCTAAAAAGTTAGCTATTGAATATGAAAAAAATCTTAATACAGCATCTAACAAAAAGAAAAAATATAAGGATATAATATGAGTACAGAAAGATTATATTTATCTGTTTGTGAATTAGTTAATGCTTATGAAAGAGGTTTAATATTATCTGTACCTAAAAAAGAAACTGAAACTACTCCTAAGATATTAATGATGGCTCAAGTAATAAATATGGAAGCAACAGTAGAAACTGGAGAGTTAGGTTTTGGTTTGTCAATTTGTGAATCTGCCAAATCTATAAAAGAAGACTTAACACAACCAAAAAATAATTCTGTAAGTTACGTTTCTAAGCAACAACAAACTTCTTTTTATGAAGAATGTACGATTGATGGAAAGCATATTACTGGTTCTGCCAACCCTAGTATTATTGCTAATAAAGCTTTTGCAGATGTTGATATTGACTTTGGAGATATGTACAGTTGGACGCCTAAAAAAACTCCTAAAGCTGTCTTTGGGTACAAAGCTACAAATGACTTTAAATACTCATTAGATACAATTAGAAATAAAAATATTACTAGATATTTAAATGAAAAAATGGGAGTTTATGATTCTAATGGCGATGGATTACAAGATAAAATCAATTTATTTGGTTGGAAAACAAATTTTGGATTAGAAAATTGTTTAAATTGTTTAATAGATTTTAAATTGGATTTACATATTCCGTCTTTAGAATGGGGTTTCGATTTTAAAAAGATTTTAAACAAACTAAAAGATTTTTTAAAAAAAATGAACGCTGCATTAGATCCCACAGGACCTATGTTAGGTATTTGTGCTTTATTAGAAGCTTTGAAAAACAATGGAATTTGTCCTAAAAACTTACCACCGTTAGCTTTGATTTTCCCTACTTTATTTACAAAATATACATTTGATTTATTAAACGTAAGATTATCTTTGAGCGGTTTTTTCTTGCCTTTAATTAAAACTGTTGCTGGTGCTTTAGTTTCTACATTAGAAAATGTTCCAAAATTAGTTAATCCTATTTTAGATTGCATGATTAATGGTCTAATTGGTATTAATTATTTAATTAAGAATTATATTTCTTTAGCAGATAAAGCGGCAAATCAAGTTACTACTGGCTTGAATGCTTTTTTAGATATTCCTCAAAAAGCTAAAATTGTTACAAATGAATTTACAGGTAAAATAAAGCCCAAAGTGGATCCAAATATAGAGTTCAAACTTGAAGATTTTAAATCTGGAAAGTATTCAAATTATAAAGAAGCTAATAAAAAATATCAGGAAATTGTAACAAAATATTTAGAAGTAGCTCTAATATTAGAGAATTCTAATGAAACTTATGTTCAAATTGCGGCAATGTATAATTTAGTTGAATATTCTTTTCAATTAATGTTTTTAGAGAATATTTTAAACCAATCTTTATTTGATATTTCTTCTAATATTTTAATTAAAGATGTAGGAAATGATAAGGAAGAATTTGGAATGAATGGTCAGGAGGATTTTTTTTCTTATAAAGATTCTTCTCTTGTAATTTCTTTTCAAAAGGATTCACAATCTCAAAGTTTAACTTTTCAATCTTTGGTACATCTAAAGGATATTCCAACTATAGCACAAAAATATAAGGATTTATTTGATTCTAATAATAAGCTGTTTGAGGAACTAGATAAAACAGATACAAAATATAATCTTGATAAAAAAGATATTTTTAACTTTAAAGCAAACACAAAACCTACAAGATCTAAAATTTTTGACTCGCAATATTCATTGTTAAATAAAATAAATAAAAAAATAACTGATTCAATGGATCCATTATTAAAGCAGTATGGATTAAATAATAAAGTCAATTATGTTGATACATATTTAGATGGCCCTACTATTAAATTTAAATCAGAATTATTAAAGAGTTACACTAGCTCCCCAGTCAACCAATTACTTGAAAAGTGGATTTCAACTTTAAAACAAACAAAAAAATATATTAAAGATCTTACAGGAGACTTAATTAATTCTATTAAGTCTCTGTCTCTTTATATAAATGAAACTTTAGATTACGATATTCAAATTACTGGAAGTATTTTGGAATTACTGCATTTAATTAGATTTGTTAGAGTTATTTGGAAATTGATACAATCTGGTATGACTGATTGTAAAAAGTTCAAACAAAATCCTAAATTAGTAAATTCTATAATTGCACAAAATTATAATAATCAAATTCAAGTCGATACTGTAGTTAACAATCCATTAAATCAATCTTTAAATTCTTTGAATTCAGAAAATATATTTGGGCAAGTACAAGTTACGAATTTAAATAATGGAAAAAAATATTATTTAGATCCCGATGAGTGTAATGGATTTACTAATGTAAAAATAAATGACGAAAACTTAGATAAAGTTTATAATGAATTAATAATGAATATGCATACAGGTAAGGTGTAAAATGAGTAATGAAACCAGAGAACAAGTATTGTCAGTTTTATTTTTTGATCAAGCAAAAAGACTAGCTAACGATCCTGTTAGAATTCAAAGATTAATTTCTGAATTGGATTTAAAATTAGTCTCTAATATAAAGATACAAAAGAAGGAAGAAAAAAATGACAAATAATAAATTCAGGTTAATTAACAAAGCAATTCAAACATTAGATCTGCAAAACAAATTGCAGCAAGATCAAAACAAACCTGTTTGGGTAAATAATCTTAATGGTGTATCTATTAAAAAAGTAGAAAATAAAGCTTACTCTTACTCTGATCGTTTTAGAGGAAATTGGTTTAAACCTGAATATGATTTAACTGAGTTGCAAATTGCTCAAGATACAGATGCTTATTTGTTTAAAGCAATTCAAAAGAAAGTTCATAAAGTCATTTTAGCTGGTTGGGAATTTGTAGGTAAAGATAAAGAAGTTGTAGATTATATAAAGAAACGTTTAAGAGAAATTGAAATAGTTTCTGGGATGCCGTTTGATATGATGGTTATTAATACTGCGCACGATTTAGCTCGTTTTTCTAATTGTATGTGGGTCAAAGTTAGAAATTCTGAAGCATCTTCAGGAGTTATAAGACCCCATCAAAATAAAGAAGTTGACCCTGTCGCTGGTTATTTTATTCTGCCTTTTGAGACTCTTTGGTTTAAAGTTAAACCAAATGGTGAGATTAAAAAAGTTATGCAAATAATGCACAATACAGGTAAAATGAAAGAATTTGCACCTGAAGATGTAGTACATTTCTTTACTAATAAAAAACCAGGATTTACAATGGGTACCCCTGAAATCTTACCTGTACTAGAAGATTTAGCTTTATTAAGAAGATTAGAAGAAAACGTAGAATCTATGGTTGATGCAAATTTACATCCTTTATTTCATTATACCGTAGGTACAGATTCGCACCCAGAGAGATATGGACCTGACGGTCAAAAAGAAACAGATTTAGTAAGACAGACTATTGAATATATGCCTAGTGGTGGTATTTTTGTGTCTGATCATAGACACAAAATAGAAGCTATTGGATCTGAAGGAAAAGCATTGAATGCAATGGAGTATCTAGATTATTTTAAAAGAAGAGTTTTTGCAGGTTTAGGTGTTAGTCCAATGGATATGGGTGAAGCAGATTCTGCAAATAGCAGCACGGCAAGTACTCTATCTAAATCTGCTATTCAAGACGTGGAAGCATTACAAGCTAATATTAAAATGTTCATTGACACTTACATTATAAATGAATTACTTTTAGAAGGTGGATTTGATGATGCCATTTTAGATCCAGATAAAAGAGTTGAAATTAAATTTGGTACTGTAGATAAAGAAGAAAAATCAAAGATGGAAAATCAAACTATTCAACTTTGGTTAAATAAATTAATTACTGAAGACGAAGCTAGAAAACGTCTTGGTGAAAAATCTTTACAAGATAAAGATAGAGAATTCACATATTATAAACTATATGAAGAACCTGCAGCTTTATTAAAAATAATGGGTTCTGCTGTTGATGCCTCAGCACAAGCTTTAGCATCTAATCCAAGTTCAAATATTACAACTGAACAATTAAATAAAGAGAAAAATGAAAAGAAAGCAGTTGCTGAAAAGCAACCTGCTAAAACAAATAATTTAGGAAATGTAATTAAACCTGGTCCTGCTAATCAATCTAATAATCAAGCTAGGCCAGCGAACCAGCAGGGGGTTCGCTTAGCCCCCAAGCTTACTAAAGATAATGTACACGAAAATCAAAGTGTCAATAGCTTAAATGAAAATAATCAAAAAGATTTGAATAACTTGATTTTTAATACTATGAATAGTTTATTATCTACTGATGATATTAATGAATTACTTGAAAACTTTATTCAATCTACGAGTAAAGAAGATTAAGGAGGCAGAATGCCTAATATAGTTAAATTTAATGATTATGTACAGATAAACCCAGATTCAAAAATCTTAAGTTTATCAAAAGAAGACAAAATTAAAATTACAGATAATTTAATTACTAATTCTTATACTAAAGGGAAGGGTCTTATAATTACTTATGATCTTTCTCATTCTGGTAGAAAAATAAATAATAGAATTTATAGTGCGCGCGGACAACGTAAAGGAATTGAATCTTTAACTAACCCTTTCAATAAACCTATACTTAGACACCATGATCAGCATTCAGATCCTATTGGTAGATTTATTGGTGGAGAATATCAAGATTTATCAGAACATATTATGGGACATTTAAAGAATGACTTAGCAGCTTATAATCAATTAAGACATGCATTTGATTCTGATGAACCAGAACATATTTACAGATCTCTAAGTAAATACGCTTTATTAAAAAATACTGATTGGCCAGGTGTTGGTAGAATGCGTGTTAAAGCAAATATTACTGACGAAGACGCAATTAAAAAATTCCTTGATGGTAGATATTTAACATTTAGCGCAGGTTCATCTACTAATAGACACGTCTGTTCTATTTGTAATTCCGATTGGGCTAGTGATGGTCCTTGCGAACATGATCATGGTAGAGATTACGATGGTGAAATGTGTGTATTTGTTTGTGGTGATTTCAATGTGCATGAAGGTTCCGTAGTAAATACACCTGCTGATAATTTTTCACAAGTAGTTTCAATTGAAAGAATGACTGATTCAGAATTACCAATTAATCAAAAACAAATAAAAGATAATAACGCAATTGAAATCATTTTTACTGATTTCGAAATGGATAACGATAATGACATTCAAAACGAGAGAGGACCTTCCGATGAGCCCAACACCAATGAAAAAACCAATGAAACCCAAGAAGACAACAAAGAAACAACCAAAGAAGTACTAGAAGATTTTGATCTTCTTATCTTGAATGATGAAAAAACCTTTAAGGTTCCTGCAGGTGCTAAAGGTAATGCGCAACAAGTACTTGATTGGAAAGAAAAACATGGATCTGAAGTTAAAGGTATGACTTCTGTTGGTTGGGCTCGTGCTAGACAATTAGCTACTAAATCAGAAATTGGATTGAGCACAGTGAAACGTATGGCTATGTTTAATCGTCACAGAAAAAATGCTACAGTTGATCCTAAATTCAAATCTGAACCATGGAAAGATCGTGGTTATGTTGCGTGGTTAGGGTGGGGTGGTACTTCAGGTATTGATTGGGCGATTAAAATTTCTGAAGCTAATAATGACGAAGTAGAAGATGCAGAAAGATCTTCACCTGAAGGTAAGGGAGCAAAAACTCCTGCTAAACCTTCTGAAAGAATAAAAGGTTCAGAAGTTAACAAAGAAGGTTCTGCATCTAATTCTAGTAAATCAATTGAAGTTGGTTCTGTTCTTGAATCATTAAAAGCAAAAGTTAAAGAACATAATGAAAAACATGGAGATAAGGAAGGAAAAAAGGTAACATTAGGAATGTTGAAAGCTGTCTATCGTAGAGGTGCTGGTGCTTTCTCTAGTACTCATAGACCTGGAATGTCTCGTTCTGGTTGGGGTGTAGCAAGAGTGAATGCATTTTTAAAGTTAGTTAGATCTGGAAGTCCTTCTAATCCTAAATATACAACTGACAACGACTTATTACCTTCAGGGCATCCCAAAAAATCAAATAATAAATCAAAGACAGAGAAAGATTTTAATATGTCAAACGAAAATAACGAACTAGATAACGATTTGTTAGAACCAGTAGTTGAACCTACACCCGAAGAACAACAAGCACATGATGATTCTTTTAGTGATGATTTAGATATTGACTGGTTTACACTTGACTTAGCTTTAACTGCATTAATGGAAGACAAAGCTCTTTCTGCAGAAGCTAGAAATAGACTACCCACTGATGTATTTTGTGGTCCTGATAAATCATTTCCAGTGCCAGATTGTGCGCATGTAACAGCTGCTAGAAGACTGATTAATCAAAGCAAAATTTCAGATGACCAAAAGAAAAAAGTTTTAACTTGTGTCAATACTAAAGCTAAAACTTTAGAATGTGAATCTTCAAAGAAAGAAGATTATGAAGAATTAAAGAAGAGTTATGATGAAGCTTTAATTAAAATTAATCTTTTAGAAGATAAATTTAAACAAATACTTGAATTTCTTGCAAACAAAGGTTTAGAAATAAATAAGCCTATTGAAGATCAAGAAAGTGTCAATAAAGTCCAAGAAAACAGTGTAAATAATGACGCGGAAATTAGTGTAAATAATGACACAGTTATTCTTGTAAAAAATGACAAAAATAATCTTGATTTGTTGAATAAAAAAGTAGAGAATCCATCAGAGCATTTAAAAGCAGATGATGAAGTAAAAACTACTGTTCAACAAAGCAAGCTTGCAGCTTATGAACAAACTGTTGTAGATACATATAGACAGTATGTAGAACAGTTTGGATTAGATGCAGCGGAAGAATATTTATATTCTAAATCCGCATATCTTCCACGTGGTTTTCATCCTAACAACTTTTAAATAGATAACTTAATTATATAGGAGTTCCAATATGTCTATTGATAGATTCCAGAGTAGATTTAAAACTCGTAATGATTTGATGGATCAAATCACCCCAAATAATGTAGTACAAACAAACGTTTCTGTACCTGCAGGCGAATGGAAACCAGCAGCTTGGCTACCAGTTATTTGGCAAAATCAAAGAAGCAAGGATTACTTCGTAATGTCTGCTGGGAAAGTTGTTTCTTTCTTTGCTGACGGTAGAGTAGTTCCTGCAGGTCTTTTGGCACGTGCCGCTAAAGCTGCTATGGATTTAAATCCAGAACAAGTAATGCTTACTTATCAACAACAAGATGAAGACGCTAGAGTAATTGATATTACTACTGGTAAATTTGTTGATGTTGCTGTTAATGGCGTTAAACAAGTTAGTCTTTTAGACTTCATCTCTGCACTTAGAGATCATGGTTTAATTGCTTTTGATCACGAAGCCTTTTCTGCAGATTTAGATGTAATTGCTGATGATCAAGCTGCTTTGGTTGATAGACAAGCTGAAATGGCAAAATTAGCTAATGCTGTTTATGATTGTATTTCTTCTCCAGTTGGTGTTTTAGCTTATGATGTTTTTGTTTGGGCTGGTGATGATCCTGCTAACTTACATTTTACAAATTATCAAAAGCAACATTTAATTCAATTCTTTACTGATATTCAAGTAAAGGTACCTCAGGTTGCTGTACAAGGGGAAGCTGCACAAATCCTTCAAGCAAATGTAATTTCTGGTGCAACTCTTGCTGCAATGCCACGTTTCGCTGGGCTTCCAGTTGAAAAGCTTGTAGCTGTTCAATTTGGTATTCCTTCTGAAATTGCTGGTAATACAACTCGTACACCAATCAAATGGACAGATTTAGCTAATGGCGCTTCTACTCGTTTACGCAGTGGTATTGATCTTCTTGCTAAAGAAGGCGATTGGTTTATTGATGACTTTACAGGTTTAGTTGTTATTTACTCTGAAGATGGTGAAGGCACAAATCTTCCTGGAGTATTTGCAGGTAAGCATCTTTCATTCTACACTTATGTCGGTGCTTCTTCTACACAAGAAAGAATGCAACATTTTGTAGGTGTTGGTCGTCCTGGTGATTATGTAACTTTTGATGAAAATTCAAATTTCAAAGCAATTCAACCTGCTGATCTTGCTGAAGCATTTGCTAATGGTATGATTTGTGGTCGTTTGTTGCAAGTTTTCAAGGAACCAAAGAGCTTACTTGAAAGAGTTCGCACCGGATTCCAAGGTGATGAATTTGGCGCTACTGGCAAGATGCCTGGTAGTGCTACAAAGGGCTTCTCAGATTTGATTACTCTTTCTCATGAAATTGTTGCTGATCAAATCGCTGTTATCAACGTAAAGATTCAATAATTTATAGGAGAGTTAATAATATGACAGTATTAAAATTAGTCGATGGCACTCAAATTCAATTGCCTAGCAATCAAAAAGCAGCTTCACGTTATTTAGCTGATATGATCCGTAATAACGGTCAATTACCTGATAGTGAACAAAAAGTATCTTGGAAAGCTTTTGCTGAAACAATCAGTCCTAAGAATAAGGACATGGTTAAGGCTTCTGAAATCACACCTTTGCTTCAAACTTCTATGGAAATTTTAATCCGTGAACCAGTTGAACCAAATGCAGTAATTACACCTCTCTTTACACGTATTCAAGCACAAGGTCTTAACACTCAAATCTTGATGGGTGCTATGGGCGCTGTATATGCTGGTGATGTACAAGAACTTGGTACATATCCAGAAGTTAATTTCCAAATGGGTGGCGCTGTTTCTACAGCTTATATTGGCAAGAGCGGTATTGCTGCTTCTTTCACCGATGAAGCTCTTCGTTACAGCACATTTGATATCATGGCAAAGAACCTTGAACTTATGGGTAATGCACTTGTTCGTCACAAGGAACAAAAAGCAGTTGCTTTCTTGAAACAACTCGGCACCACTCTTTATGATAACATTAATCCATCTTCTTCTATCTATGGTGTAACTACAGGTAGAGGTTTGTCTGGAAATGTTCTAGTTGGTAACGGTGCTCTTACTATGGATAACCTTATGCGTGGTATGGCTCACATGGCTGAAGAAGGTTTCTCTGCTACAACACTGCTTATGCACCCATTATTCTATTATTCATTTATTCAAGATCCTATTTTGCGTCAAATGATGTTGATGCACGGTGGAGGGTCTTGGTTTAATGCTTACTCTGGCGCACCTGGTGTTCTCACTCCATATAATAATGGTACTATGGGTTCAATGGGTCCTTCAAATGGTACAAAGATTAACAATGGTCGTGGCATTGGTTCTTCTGGTCAAGGTAGCAATGGTTCTGAGATTTCTCCAGTAACTGCTCGTTCACAACAAGCTACTTCTGCTCCAAATCTTCCAAGCTATTTCCCCTTCAATTTCCAAATCCAAGTTTCTCCTCTTTGTCCTTATGATCCAGAATCAGAAACAGGGGATATCTTCTTACTTTCTGGTGGTAATGTTGGTTATCACTTGGTTGATGAAGAACCTACAACTGTTGAATGGCGTGATGAAAACACTGAATCCGTAAAGATTAAGATCCGTGAACGTTATGGTTTTGCTGTAGCTCACGAAGGTCAAGGTGTTGGCGTATTCAAGAATGTTAAGAGAACTGAACAATTCTGGGATGGCACTGTTAAGGCTCTTGCTGAAATGAGTGATATCTCTGAAGCACAAGTAAAGAATCAAATGTAATTCATTGCTTGTAAACTGTAAATGATTCTTGTATAAAAGAAAGGGAAGCGGATCCGCTTCCCTTTCTGCTTTTATAGGAGATATATATGTCTTGGTTTAAAGAAAAAAAAGAATTAGAATTATTTGAAGAAGAATACTTTATTTTTGATCCAACAAATCCATACAATCATCAAGTAATAGATGAAGAAGAATTCATAGAAGTTAAAATAGGTGAAAACAAAAATGACAATAAATTTTCTACCAACACTGAGTTACCCACAGAATCTAAGCACAAACATTCCTAATGGCTCTACTTTCAGATTAGTTTTTGATAAAGAAGTAGATATTGAATCTATTAAGAATTCAGTAATTTTAATTGGGTTAGATTTTGACAGAACTACAATGCCTGATAATGCTTTGTGGATTAATGAAACTAGTGGTGAAAATAAAAACTTTTTACGTTCACCTAACTACAAAGGTTTTTGTGAATTTGATGTTGAAA